CATCCATGCAATCCCGGTGGGCGGCGGGGCGGACAAAATGGCTGCTGAGCAGATTGACGGTCGATTCCGGCACATTGAGCATGCCTCCCGAGCATCCCAGCATTACGCCCGGGTCCTGACGAGCGCGGCCCGCGTGGGTGTGGGCTATCTCGTGGTGCGACCCGAGTATGTGGACCGCGCACTGGGATGGCAGGAGCCTCGCATTGGCTCCGAGCCCGATGCGCTGAAGGTCATCCTGGATCCATGGTCTATCGAGACAGATGGCTCTGATGCCGATTTCGGGTACATCCTCACGACACTAAGCAAGCGCGGATTCGAGCGGCGATGGCCGAGAAAGGATGCGCGGGATTTTGGGGATACTGAATCCAGTACGCGGGATGACACGCGTAAATCTGTGCTGGTGGCCGAGCAGTGGTGGAAAAAGGCTGAAACCAGGAATATGGTGGTGCACACCGACGAATCTGGCGAGGAGGTTGGATCAACGGAGGATGAGTTCTGGCAGAAACACCAAGCCGGCCAACTGCCTGAGCAGCCGCAAGCGCCGCGCTCCTACACCGACAAGCGCATGGTGGTGATGTGGCGCCGCATGTCAGGCGCCGACATCCTGGAAGACTCGACATACCCGGCTGAGGGCATCGGTATCGTGCCAGTCTACGGATATGTAGGATTTTCAGATGGTCGCATGAAATATTGCGGCATCCCGCGGCGCGCTCGCAGCGCACAGCAGGCATACAACTATCACAAATCCGAGTTGATGATGCCTGGGGCGCAGTTGATGGCATCGATGCGAGCGCTCAGGGGTGTCGAGCAAATCTGGGATCGCTCACGCGCACAGCAGCGCGCCGTGCTGCCGTACAACGATCTGGATGATCAAGGGACAATTTCGCAGCCGACGATGATCAAGGTCGGTTCGCAGCTCGTGGATCACGCTGGTGGCGCTGAGGGTGCGCTGAGGGACATCCAGGCCTCCATCGGCATGTACCAAGCCAACCTGGGCGCACCGTCGAACGAGCAGAGCGGCGTGGCCATCGAGAGCCGCAAGCAGCAGGGCGAGGCCAGCACCGCGCACTTCCCGGCGCACATGGCGGCCAGCCTGGGGCAGGTCGGCAAGATCGTAATGGAGATGGACGCACGGCTGACGGACACCCGTCGCAAGCAGCCGATCATCGGGGTGGACGAGTCGGCCGGGTCTGTGACCGTCGATCCCGAGCAAAAAGAGGCATTCCAACGTGGCCCGGAAGGCGTTTCGATCAATCCCACGGTCGGCAGCTATGGCGTGCGGGTCGTGGTGGGCGCCAGCTATAGCACACAGCGCACACAGACCAATGCGGCATTCACGGAGATCATGCGCGGCAATCCCGAGCTGGCGCCAACAGTGGCGCCATTCTGGGCGCAGACCCTGGATTTTCCTGGATCCGACAAGTTCGCGCAGGCCATGGCTGCAATGGCTCCGCCGCCCGTCAAGGCCATCCTCCAGCCCGAGGGCAACGAGCAGGCCGCCGATCCGGCCAAACTGGCGCAGGAGCTGGATCAGTGCAAGCAGGCGTTGCAGGAGGCCATTCAGCATGCCAAGGACGCGCAACAGGATGCCGACCAAGCTGGATCAGAGGCGCAGCAGGCCAAGCAGGCCATAGCCGACAAGGAGCGCGAACTCGACATCAAGGCCTACCAGGCCGAGACCGACCGGCTGAAGGTCACCGGCGCGAACGAGGAGCAGATCCAGGCGATCGTGTCCTCGCTCGTCACGCAGATGCTGAGCAATCCGGACCCATTGCCTGATGACTCAGACTCCACCAATGAGCCGCAGACATCACCGCAACCACAAGAGCAAGGTGCGCCGGAAATGCAGCCAGAAGCCACTGCGCCAGAGCCACAAGAACTATCTGGCATGCCGCAGCCGCAGATAGACCAGCAAGATCCACAAAATGACGGAGGCCAGATATGACATTGCTTGCACGAGGAGCATCTGCAGTAATCGAGATGCTGCCAGGAGAAGATTTTTCGATTGAAACTACTGGTGGATATGCATCAATCTCGGTCGCTCAATACCGGTTGCCATCGCAGCTGTATTCGATAGGGCCAACGCCAACGACGCGGAGGATTGGGCCATTCCAGGGGCGCGCTACTGTGACTCTGCAGAATATCTCTGCGGCCATGACGTACAGCCGCAACGTCACCCGAAACAAGCTGCTCTGCGTGTCGCCAGACGGCCTACGACGTGCTCGTCGTGCACTAGATGATGCGCAATTTTCCCCGATGTCCGTCATGTGCATCGGCGATTCGATTTCCGATGGCTGGGGATCAGACAATCCCTCTGTCAACTACCCGTCGACCACCAGTGCGTCGGCCCCGTCGGCCGTGAATGCGGAGCTGTACAGCTATCCCAGCCAACTTCGGAATCTGTTCGCGTCGCGGTTTGTCGGGCGCGGGGTGAATCCGGCCGGCTTCCTGCACGCGAAGCACAACCTGGCCACGCTGTCCGGTGGCGGCAGCCCGGGCGAGCAGCAGGGCCTGCATGGCAACAAGGCCATCTACCTAAATGGCGGCGGTTCGAGTTTGACGTTCGCGCTTCCGGCCTGCACAGCAGTCGATGTGCTGTACTGGGAGGCGAGCAGCAGCCAAGACCTGGTGATCACAATCGATGGCGGCACGCCGACAACCATCACCCATCTGAGTGGTACAGGTGTCAACACCGGTACCGGGACCTACAAATGGGCATCAGTCACCGGGTTGTCCAACGCGACCCACAGCGTCGTCCTGACCTCTGGGCTGATTGTCATCTGCGGCATCCGATATCACAGCGGCTATGGGGTCGCCGTAGGGCGCATGGCAGTGGCGGGGCGAAGTGCATCCGATTCCATTGGTGTGGGGGATTTCAACGTCGAGTCGGTCGCTACAAGCCGGGCCAATGCGCTGATCGCCTATCAAGCTACGCCGAACGCACTCAACATTGTCGCATTCTCAAACAATGACTACAGCCGCCAAGCCAGCTATGGCAATAGCCTGACCGAGTATGAGGCGACGCTTCGCGCCATCGTGGCCCAGGGCGCTGCGGCCGGTGGTTGCACGCTACTGCTTGGCTTGACCATGCGCGATCTTGCGCATCCGACGGCGGCGACTGGGCCGATCCAGCAGGTCGCATATTGGGATGTGATGCGCAAGATTGCGGTTGATACCGATCATGTCGCTCACGTCAGACTGATCGACATGATGGGGTCATACGTGACAGCAAGTGCTGCCGGACAGATGACCGACGGCGAACACCCAAAGCGGGTTGGCCACGGCTTAATTGCCAATTCAGTATTTCAACTCCTGACAAATACTAATGGCGAGTCAGGCGCCTAATCCATCCTCAACCTGGAAGCCAAGCCATGATCAACGAAAACGCATCGCCAGCAGCCGACACATCGGCAACGGCGGGCGCAACCGATGCCAATGCCGAAGAAGTGGCATTGAATAACGCAGAAGGTATCGCAGATGAATCCAATGAAGAGGCAAAGACAAAGCCAGAAAAAACACCTGAGCAGCGAGAAATTGAACGCCTTCGACGCGGCATCGACAGGAAGACGAGGCAACTTGCAGAAGAGCGAGCACGAAATAGTGCACCGAAGCGGAATGATGTATATACTGCCGAAAATGAAGGTGATGATGAACCTCTGAAACTCACCCGGGCGCAGATTCAAGAATTGGTCAAAGCTGAAGCTGAAAAGCTCGCGCCGACCCTTCACGAAAAAGCATCTGAGATTGAGCGCCGAAAGAGTGTCGTGCAAAACCTGTCGAAGGCCTGGGGCCAAGAGAAATTCGACGAATTGGCATCTGATCTCGATGAGGCATTTGGTGGTTTGACGGATCGCGACGGAAAACCGCGACCAGCCACTGAAGCGATTTTCGAGGCCGACAATGCTGCTGTCGTCATCGAATATCTAGCAGATCCAGACCATGCCGAAGAGGCTGAGAGTATTTCTCGCATGAGCGCAGTTCAGGCCGGCAAGGCAATTGCCAAACTGGAAGCCAAGCTTGCGGCAGTGAGCGTGAAATCAAAACCGAAAGTATCCAGCGCAGCAACGCCTCTGGAGGCTGTGCGCGGGGCTGGACACGCATCCAAATCACTGGCTGATCTCGATGGCGATGATTTCGCAAAGAAACGTCGAGAACAGATTGCAAAACGGCATTGAGGTAAATCATGAGCAACCTTTTCAAAGTCACTGACCTTGTGGCAAAAGAATCTCTGCGCATTGCGCACGAGAAACTCGCCTTCATCGGCACCACGGATCGACAATACGATTCATCGTTTCAGGCCGGCAGTCGGCCGCATGGCGCCACGCTTCGGGTGAAGTCGCCGAACCAGTACAAGCGTCGACAAGGTTCGCGTGTGATGGACGTGCAGGACCAAAACGAGACCGACCAGACGATCACTGTAGCGACGCAAGATGGCGTCGACATGCGGTTCAACTCGCAAGAACTGATCCAGTCGGTCGACAACGATGGCGCCTTCGATGCACTGTCGAAGAAGTACATCGAGCCCGCCGTGGCTGTGATGTGCTCGGGTATCGAGGCTGACTACTTGGCTTTTTGCACGAAAGCCACTTACAACGTCGCCGGCACCGCAGGCACTGCACTGACCGACCTGGTTGCCGTGGGTGCAGCTCGCGCAAAACTCAATCAAGGGCTGGCGCCCAAAGACGGAAAACGCTATATCCAATGCGACTCCATCGCAATGGGTGGAATGGTCAATGGCCTGAAGGGCCTGTTCCAGGATTCCGCACAGATCAAGGAGCAATATCGCGAGGGCATGATCGGCCGGACCGCGATGGCCGACTGGTACGAAAACGATCGCATGTGGACCATGCCCAACAGTGCCGACGTAGCGGGCGAGATCAATGCCGGCACGCTGACCAGCGGCATTACATCGCTGACGGTCGACGGACTCACTGCCGCGCCTGTGGCGGGCATGGTTTTCACTGTCGGATCGGGTTCTGGCGAGGTTGGGATCTACGATGTGCACCCGGAAACCAAGACTGCGTATGCACACCTGAAGCAATTTGTCGTGCTTCCGGGCAGCACGACCACGAACATCCTGTTTTCTCCGGCGATGATCTACGACACGACCAATCCACAGCAGAATTGCTCCGGCACTCCTGCCGACAATGCAGACATCGTATTCGTCGGCTCCGCCAGCACGAACTACGTGCAGCAATTGATGTATCACAAGGAGGCATTTCAGTTCGTCACAGCTGACCTGCCGCTGTTGGATGATGCGCAAAAGTGCGTGCGCAAAATGAGCGATAACCTGAGCCTGCGCGTCTGGATGGCCAGCGATATTCGCAATGATGAGTTGCTGTTGAGGCTCGACATTCTCTACGGCATGGCCGCTCTGCGTCCTGCCTGGGCCTGCCGAATCATCGGCGCCGCAAACGCCTAACCAAGGAATCGAAATGGCAATCCCATCTTCACTCGAACGCCTGGGCTATGACGGTCCCAGTGGCTGCATTGCAACCGGACTCCATCGCGAGGTGCTCACCGAAGGGGTGGCGACTCGCACCATTCTGGCCGAAGAGTCGAACAGCCTGTTTCTGTTCGACACGGCCGCCGGCACAGTCTTCACCTTGCCGGCCCCGGCCGTCGGCATGGTGTTTGATTTCGCGGTCACCGTCTCCAACACCTCGAATCTGCACAAGGTCATCACCAGCGGCGCGGCCATCTTTCTGGTGGGCGGCGTGACCGCGGTGGAACTCGCCGCCGCGATGGACTTCTTCGTGGCCAATGGCACGACCCACGTCGCTTTGTCCATGGGCGCGACCACCACGGGCGGCCTGGTTGGATCGCGTGTGCGCTTCGAGTGCATCTCGGCTACCCAGTGGCTGGTTACCGGCATCGTTTGCGGTTCCGGCACGCTGGCAGATCCGTTTAGTACTTCTTGATAGGATGTTCTACAATGGATCACAGGGATTTTCCTGGTGATCCATTGGGGGCGCAATGCAATATGGAATAGAGCCCGGGGAACTTAAAAAACTTTTTGCCTATGACGCAGAATCTGGAGTTCTTACTTGGATTGTTGCTGCCGGGCGGCGTGGGCGCATCCAACCAGGAACTCGGGCGGGAGGTTTCAATAAGGCCACAGGTTATCGGACAGTAAATCCACCGAAGTCAATTTGGACGATCCAAGAACACCGAGTCATATGGGCATG